CGCTGGCTCAACTCAAGCAGATGCTTTGGCTATTTCCGCCGATGCTAATATTTTTGGTACTGTAGCATCTGGTACTGGCGCTGTTTTGGCTATTCCTGCCGGTGCTCGTGTTATTGTTCGTAACGGCGGCGCAAACGCTTTATTGGTTTATGCTCCTGTTGGCGGAACAATGAATGGTACTTCAAACGGTAGTTTGTCTATCGCTACGACCAAAAATGCGTTGTTTGTATCAGCTGATGGTATTAACTGGTATTCGATTCTTTCAGCGTAATAAATAGAGGGGGTAATACCCCTCTTCCATATATAATAGGACTATGGGAACAATTACCGCTCAATCTATAATTAATAAAGCATCGATTCAGTTAACTGACATCGGCAATACCCGTTGGACTCGTGCTGAGTTGCTAGACTGGCTTAATCAAGGGCAAAAGCAAATTGTTGTTATGTCTCCTAGCGCGACCAATAAGGTTAGCGTAGTCCAGCTAGTTGCAGGTACTAGACAGAATATTCCATCAGACGGATGGACTTTATTAGAACTTATTCGATACATGGGCACAAATGGCTCTACACCAGGGCGTGCAATTCGAGTAACTTCTAGAGAGCTTATTGACTCTTTTAGCCCCAATTGGCATGCAGCCGCAAAATCTGCAGTGCCTAAGCACTATATATTTGATCAGCAAGACCAAACTGTTTTTTACGTATATCCACCTAATAACGGGCAGGGGTATGTACAAATTAACTACGCACCAGTACCTCCGATGATTACTTCAGAAAGTACTGCGATTTCTATTAGTGATACTTTTGAGCCTGTGTTATTAGACTATATTCTTTATAGAGCTTGCAGCAAAGACGCAGAGACCCCAATAAACCAGGATCTGAGTCATGACCCAGGCATACGGTTTTTCCGTTTCTTACGATCAGTTTTTGCCTCGAGTACTGCAGTATGTACCTGATGCATCTGAATTTATTGCCATTGATGCAATTAAACAGGCTTGTATTGAGTTTTGTGAAAGAACTTACTATTGGCAATATACCATTCCAGCCATTACCATAGTAAATGGGCAAGCAAATTACGCAATTAATACCCCAGCAGATACTAAAATGGTAGGCCCTATTCAGGCTTACTTTAATACTTTATTACTTATTCCTAAGAGCCCTGATGAATTAGCAGACATATACCGCATGGGAGCATGGGATCAGTTAGAGGGATCACCTCAGTATATTACTAGGACTATTAAACCAGAAGTTCTTTTAGTACCTATTCCATATATTACCCAGCCAGGGGCTTTGTATTTAAGAACCGCTTTAGCCCCAACTCAGGACTCTACGGAAATTGATTCCGAAATTTATGAACAATGGGCAGATGCTATTGCATGGGGGGCTAGAGCTCGTTTATTAGCCCAACCACGACAGGATTACACCGATAAAGCAGGAGCTATTGAAGCTGCTAAGATGTTTAACTACCATATTAGCAGAGCTAGAATCCAAATGAATAAGGGGCTTACACGAGCTTCTACAAGAACCGAATTCCAGAGGTGGGCATGAGCACTATAAAAATTGTACAAAACGACAACCTACCAGAGGTAACATTAACCCTTACCGATCGCAATACTGGTGATCCTATTGACCTTTCCGCAGCTACAACTACGGTAGTTGTTAAATTCCGTGCTTTAGGTGGTACTACAGTTTTATCTACCTTAACTTGCTCTAAAGTGGACGCAGTTAATGGAGTTGTTCGATTTGGTTTTCCAGGAACTACGTTAGATGTACCGGCAGGACAGTATCAAGGTGAAATTGAGATGAGCTTTAATGGCCAGATTTTGACGGCTTTTGACTTACTTAACTTTACTTTACGCGCTGATTTCTAATGGCTTTTACCTGTCTTAATCCTGATCAAGCGGTAAAAGTCGAGGTTTCTTATGTACAACCTACTTTTGCTGTTAGTTATTTAGACGTAAATATCTGTGCGGCTGTAACTTTCCCTGATGTTTTAGGGGTAGAAGTAATAACGCCTACAGATTTAGTTACTTTAGCAACTACTAAAGTTTTAGCAGATGCAACCAATGGTTTTAGTGACAGTGTGACAAGAACCTTTACTAAAGGGTTATTTGACAGTCAAATTCTTAACGATTTAGCTGTAATTGGAGATATACAGCCACATATAGATGTTGTAGATACATCATCGCCAGCAGACAGTATTACTGGTGTTGTTTTTGCAAAATATATAGCTGATGCTTTTTCCTTAGTAGATTCAGCCGTAGCAGTCAAGTTGTATGAAAGATCATTTTCTGACAGTTTTAGCGTACCAGATGTACCTTATAAATCTATTTTACCCGGCACAGAAGTAGATGCTGCTACTGTTTCAGACAATAGTTCTAGAGGTGTTGATAAAAATTTAGCTGAAGCGCTTACCCTCATTGATAATATGGATGGGGATATTGAGTATTTGTTTTTTAAAGCAACTAGTGATTTAATTTCCCAGACCGACGCACAAGCAGTTGTTTTTGCACCAAATAAGTCGGATAATGCGGTATTATCTAGTAGTGGGATCTTGTCCATGCAAGACTACTGCGATATAACCTATTTTTTAGAAGACTATGTGGGCGTATCCCGCACATTTACATAAGGAGCTGTAATGAACCCAACTGAAAACCTAAAAGCCTCCGGCTCCTTGCGAGTCGTCCTTACCGGTGCCGATGGCAAGGTAAAAGAAGAACATGACTTTAAAAACCTAGTTGTTACCGTCGGTAAGAACTTTGTAGCATCCCGCATGGTTGGTACTGCCTCTAACGTCATGAGTCACATGGCTATTGGGTCAAGTAGTACTGCAGCTGCAGCCGGTGATACTACTCTTGGTACTGAATTAGGGCGTGTGGCTCTAGCTTCTGCAACTGCGACTACTAACGTAGTAACTTATACTGCAACTTTCCCAGCAGGTACGGGTACTGGTGCTATTGTTGAAGCAGGTATTTTTAATGCTTCATCTGCCGGAACTATGCTCTGCCGTACAGTATTTGCGGTTGTTAATAAAGGCGTTGATGATGCAATGAGCATCACCTGGACTGTTACAATATCGTAAGCAATAAACGGATAAAGGGGTAGATTTTGACTACCATTGTTACTCGTGCTGGTAAAGGATCGCCGTTAACTAATAACGAGGTCGATACCAACTTTACAAATCTTAATGACGCTAAGATTGAAACTCTTACGTCTAATAATGGCTCTATTGTTATTACAGGTACGGGGTCAACTCGCAACCTAAGTATTACTGGTAGTACTGCAGGCGGCGGTGGGGCGTCTGTTTTGTATTACTTAAATGGTAGCGTCAATCAAGGCACGCTCGGGGGTAATACCTACTACGAGATGAGTAGAGACCCTATATTTGGGGCGGGTACAGACTTTACTATTGCTGCCGATGGGTATATTGCCCAGTTTATTACTGACGCTGCTGACCCTTCTTTACTAAACATACCTGCTGGCAACTGGACCATGGAGATGTACTTTAGTGCATCTGCTGCGGGCGGCACACCTGCGTTTTATTTAGAACTTTATAAATACAACGGTACAACATTTACTTTAATTGCAAGTGGGTCTACAAACCCCGAAGGTATTACAGGTGGTACGTCTACCGATTTGTATATAACTTCTTTGGGTGTACCCCAGACTACTTTAGCTGTAACCGACCGTTTAGCCATTAGGGTATATGTAATTCATAGTGGTAGAACAATTACTTTACACACAGAAAATAGTAATTTATGTCAGATTATTACTACATTTTCTACCGGCCTTAATGCTTTAAATGGCTTAACTGCCCAAGTTCAAGGGTTTGCAGTAGGTACAGCAGGTACAGACTTTAATATCTCAAGCGTTACAGATGTCCATACCTTTAACCTGCCTTCTGCTTCATCATCTGTTCGTGGTGCTTTAACTTCAGCAGATTGGACAACTTTTAACGGTAAAGTTACTAGTGTTAGTGGAACATCCCCTGTAGCGTCAAGCGGCGGTACAACCCCAGCAATTAGCCTTGCTTCAGGATATGGTGATACACAAAACCCATATGCAAGCAAAACAGCTAATAATTTTTTGGCAGCACCAAACGGCTCTGCTGGAGTGCCTACATTTAGAGCTATTGTCGCAGCAGATATTCCGACCCTTAATCAAAACACAACCGGCACAGCTTCAAACGTAACCGGAGTAGTTGCCGTAGCAAATGGTGGTACAGGCCTTAGTTCTACCCCTACTAATGGTCAATTAAACATTGGAAATGGTACAGGATTTACTAGAGCAGCTTTAACTGCAGGCAGCGGTATTTCTGTAACAAACGGCGCAGGTTCTATTTCGATTGCTAATACGGGGGTAACTTCGTTAACAGCTGGTACAGGTATTTCAGTATCAGCTGGCACCGGTGGAGTAACGATTTCAAATACTTCAACTGGCGCAACAATTACTGATGACACAACCACTAATGCAACCCGTTATGTTTTGTTTGATGACGTAACTAGTGGTACTTTAACTGCAGTAAACACTTCAAGCTCTAAACTATTTTTTAATCCGTCTACTGGTACGTTGACTTCTACAGTTCATACAACTAACTCGGATGAGCGGCTAAAAGAAAATTGGACAGAATTACCTTCTGATTTTTTAATCAACCTGGCTCAAGTAAAACATGGTGTATTTAGTCGTATAGATAGTGGTAATCGTGAACCTGGTGTTACTGCGCAATCTTTACTTTCAACATTGCCAGAAGCTGTTGTAGAAGGTGCTGATGGGTATTTATCAGTTAATTATGGCGCAGCAGCATTAGTTTCTGCCATCGAGCTTGCAAAAGTTGTTGAAGAACTACGTGCTGAAGTGGCACTATTAAAGGCAAAGCTAGGAGAATAAATGCCAGTACTATTTAAAAATAATGCTACAGCAACTATAGCTGCGTCAATTACTAACACTGATACGACGATTGTTCTTTCAGCTGGTTTAGGAAACACTTTCCCCCTGCCAAGTGGTAGTAATTACTTTTATGGCACGTTGTTTGATACTGTCGGCAACTACGAGATTGTAAAAGTTACAGCCCGGGTTACAGATACTTTAACTGTTGTCCGCGCTCAAGACAGTACTAATCCATTACCATTTAATGCTGGTTCTGGGTTTGCAATGCGCCCTGTAGCCGCTATATTTAATAATCTTGTTCAATTAGATGGTGCTCAAGTTATTAGCGGTTCAAAGACTTTTAGCGCAGCAATTGTTGCTTCAGCCGGTGTTACGGGTAATCTAAGCGGTAACGTAACGGGTAATTTAACCGGAAATGTAGTTGGAAACGTAACAGGTAATTTAACCGGAAATGTAACAGGTAATGCGGACACAGCCACAAATGCCACAACCGCAAACTCTATTGCAAACTCTGGCGCATGGAATATTTCTTTTTCAAGCTCTAATGATGCGGTTGTTGTTGGTGGAATTGCTTCGGATGTTTTGACAGTTGCTTCTGTAACTTCGGGCACTTTAATTGCAGGTCAAATTCTAAGTGGTACAGGCGTAACAGCAGGAACTAAAATTTTAAGCCAAACAAATGCAACAGGTGCTACTGCAACCATTACAAAAACTGCCGAGTCCGGCGAATCTGGAACAAATATAGTATATTTTCCTAACTTAACATCTGTAGTTGTTGGGCAGTTTATTACTGGGACAGGTATTCCTGCTAACACAAAAATTATTGGAACACTACTTAATAATGCAGTTATATTAAGTAATAACTTAACTGCAGGCGCTACAGGGTCTTATAACTTTTTACCGTTTGGTGAAATCGGAACATATTTAGTATCAGCAGTTCAGACTGTAGCAGCCGGAACTTCTATTACAGCAGCTAGTAAGAAAGTTAATTTTATATATAATGGCGACACTGTATGTACAATTGACGCAAATGGAAATGTTTTAGCAGCCGGATTGGTTCAGGCTGGAGCAAATATTTAAGGAGATTTCGATGCCAATAACAGTTAATAACAACACAATAACGTTTAATGATTCAACTACGCAGACAACTGCATTTACGGGTGGTGGAGGAAACCTTCAATTTTCATTAGCATTGCGTGGATCAGCAATAAATTCAAGTGGTACTCCATTAGTTTTTAATAGCACAGGTAGTTGCACTTGGACTTGTCCTGCAGGTGTTACAAAAGTTAAATTAATTGTTGTAGGTGGTGGCGGTGGCGGTTCAGGCGATTATCAAGGCGGAACATTAGGTGGATATGGTGGTTTTGGAATGGGATTTTACACAGTAACTCCGGGAACTGCTTATGCCGTAACTATTGGTGCTGGTGCTAGTGGTGCAGGTGGCGGTGGTACAGGTGGTACAGGTGGTTCTTCTTCATTTGGTTCTTTATTAACTGCTACAGGTGGCACAGGTGGAGTTAGGGAATATGGACAAAGAACAAACGGAAGTGCATCTTTAGGCACAATAAAAAATAATAATACAGGGGGTGCAGGTTCTGAAGCAGTTTCAGGTCCACAATATATTGCTGAAAATAATGCAGGATCAGCACAAAATTATACCACATCACTTTTATATTCAGCAGGATCAGCAGGACAAAATGGATCGGTACAAAACCAAGGTCAGGGAAGCGTTTCAGGTGCAGTTTATATTGAATATGTAGGGAGTTAATATATGAAAGCCTTAATTGATACAACAACAAGCGTAAATCATATTGTTTCTTGGAATGGCACAACGCCTGTTATTGAAACATATCCTAATTCACAAAGAATTTGCGAAGTTGCTGAACAAGAATTTCCTGTTGCAAACAATTTATTTTGGATTGATTGTGCTGATGATGTAGTGGCAGATCAATTTTATTATGATTCTGCAACAAAAACTATAAATCCTGTTATTAATGTAGAGCCTGAATGATATTTAAATTTATAGAAAAAAAGATAGTTATAGATTGTTTTACTTATGATGAACTTGTGCTACAAACTGCACCTGTTAGTCATGCTATAAAACATATACCTGATTGGTGGAAAAATCTGCCTAATCATTACTATAGCAATCAAGATTTTTTTCCTACTGCAACAGTTCGTTCTTGTAGTGGCATAGTTGATTACTATAAAAAATCATTAGCAATACCCTTATGGTCAGACTTGTCTATTAAAGTAGATGGTGATTCTTATGGATGGGCTTTTTCTGATTTTAAAACAATAGCCAATATTCACGATATACAAAAACAGGCTACAGGTTTATTGCCTAATCATGGACACATAAAAATACAATCACCTTGGTTTTTTAAAACTAAAGAAGATATTTCATGGGTTTGGTCGCAACCAATTTATTCTTTTGAAGAATGTAATGCAGACATCAAAGTATTGCCTGCTATTATTAATTTTAAGCAACAACAATCTACAGATATAAATTTGTTAATACCCCTTAAACAACAAAAAACATACACATTAAATCAGGGTCAGGTTTTGTGTCACTTAACGCCAATGACAGATAAAAATGTAACCATAGAACGACATTTGATAAGCAAAGAAGAATTTACGCAAATGGCAGAACTTAATACATCCATCACTTTTCTAAATAAGTTGGCAAATGTGGTAGCCAAAAAAGAAAAATTTGCAGATTGTCCTTATAAAAAATCAAAAGGTAAATTATGATCGCACGCCTAATAGCTATTTTGTTTTTAAGCCGAGAAGTCGCTCATCGTGAGCACTTAAATACTAAGTCATACGCACAACATATGGCTTTAGGTTCTTTCTACGACACAATCGTTGACAATGCAGATTCTATTGCAGAAGCATATCAAGGTCGTCATGGGCTAATTGGTAAAATTCCTATGCTCACCGAAACAGATACTGGTGATATTGCAGACATTCTTGAAAAGCATCTTGGAATGCTTGAAAAGATTAGATATACTGCCGTTGAGAAGACAGACACACCTATTCAGAATCTTATTGATACTGCGGTAGAAACTTATCTGTCAACCCTTTATAAACTACGCAACCTTAAATAGGCTACGGTATGTCCAACGAAAAATCACCTCTTCCCCTAACTGATGAGCAACTTGAGCATATCGTAGAACGGGTAACCGAAAAAGTTATTCAAAACGTATATACATCAATTGGCGAGTCAGTAGTTAAAAAGTTCTTTTGGGTCGTTGGCTTAGGGGCTTTATCACTTGTAACTTACTTGGCTGGCGCAGGCCACATAAAAATTGGAAGCTAGAATGAGCTATGCCGGACGATTTGGGGTTGTCAGCGGGTGCTAAAGGCATCAGCGAAGGGATTAAGACTGGGCGAGAAGCTGGCCGAGAAATTGGTAAGAACATCGAGGATGTTCAAAAAGAAGCTGTAGATGTTGCAAAGCAGCAAGCAAACGCAAGGATTCGTGAGCGTAGAGAAGCAGAGTTTAAGAAGGAACGGGCAATATTTAAAGCCCTTGAGGAGTACAAGCATCAAAAGAAAATTTCGGATGAAGAGTACAAAGCAAAAACGGAGTTTATAAAGAAGTACGGCACTAAAGAATGGCAAAAGGTCTTGGACATCAAAACAGAGATTGAGCGCCTAGAAAAAGAGGATAAAAAGTATTTTGATGCAGAGTTGTCAAAAGTTAAATGGGTGCAGTTTTGGTGCTTTATGGCAGCTGCTTGGATTGCTTATTACATAGTATGGGGCACTAAACAATGATTACTTTATTTACAACACTAATTTCGTTCCTTTCCGGCGGATTGCCTAACCTGTTAGGGTTTTTCCAAGATAAGTCCGATAAGAAGCATGAGCTGGCTATGGCTGCTATGCAGACAGAACGGGAACTAAAACTTATGGAAGCGGGTTATGCCGCTCAAGCTCGTGTAGAAGAGATCCGCACCGAGCAAGTCCAGATGGAGACCCAAGCCCAGGAAAGAGCTTCTTTATATGCTCATGACATCGAGATTGGCAAAGGTGCTTCCCAGTGGGTTACTAACGCTAGAGCTATGGTCAGACCAGCCATTACTTACGGTATGTTCATCATGTTTATGTTCGTAGAACTGTTTGGGTTCTGGTTTGCCTTCCATCGAGAAGTACCATTTGACGTAGCCCTAAATCTCCTATGGGATGACGAAACCCAGATTATCTGGGCATCTATTGTTTCTTTCTGGTTTGGAACACAGGCATTTAAGAAGTGAAAGTAAGCGATAAAGCCATAAAAATGATTAAGCACCACGAAGGCGTTCGCCAGCGTCCCTACCGCTGTCCCGCAAAATTGTGGACGATTGGTGTGGGTCATGTACTCTACCCACGGCAAGGTGCGTTAAAAATAGACGAACGGGATGCATATCCGCTGGAATACAAAGACGACCGTACCTTTTCGATGGAGGAAGTAGATGACATTCTTAGAGACGATCTTAATCGCTTTGAGCGAGGTGTTGAACGCTTCTGTCCTGTCAAGCTCACTCAAGGTCAATTCGATGCTCTTGTATCTTTTAGCTTTAATGTTGGTCTGGGAACACTACAGCGCAGCACCCTCCGTCAGAAGGTTATTCGGGGCGAAATGGAAGAAGCGGCAGAAGAGTTCTTGAAATATACGCTCGCTGGCGGTAAAGTACTGAAAGGCTTGGTAACTCGTAGAAACGACGAACGAGCGTTATTTTTATCTTAGGGTAAACCCGTATGGCGCTACAGAAACTACAATTCCGACCAGGATTAAACCGAGAAGGCACAGACTACTCTAACGAGGGTGGTTGGTACGATGCCGACAAAGTGCGTTTTCGCTCTGGTTTTCCTGAAAAGATTGGTGGCTGGAGGCGGTATGCAACAAATCAGTTCTTGGGTCTTGCTCGTTCTTTATGGAACTGGGTAGCCACAAATGCTAATAACTACCTAGGTATTGGCACAAACGTCAAGTACTACGTTGAGCTTGGTGGCTTTTTCTTTGACGTAACCCCTATAGTCCATACCTCAACCAACGTAGCTGCACCTGTCTTTTACACCACGGCTAACTCCTCTACGATTACTGTGGTTGACGCTGCATATCATCCAAGCGTAGGTGACTACTTTATTATCTCTGGGGCTAATACGATTGCCAATACGGCTATCACGTCTACTATTTTGAATGC